TATTTTATATAATTCACTAACAACAATACGTTGGATACGCTCTACTGTACGAGCGAAGCGAATGTCTTCAGCAGCTAATGTAGCTTTACCAGTTAAATCTTTCTCAAAACCAAAGAATGCTTTAGGTACTTTGAGAGCTGCTAGCATTTCATCGCGAAGGAAGTTTACGTCATCTATCGCGTTGTATTCTAAGCCTTTTAATGTATCTATTTTAGTATTACTATTAGCACCACGTTGAGGGATATAGAAATCCTCCATGATATTCATATGGTTGTACTTTAAATTGTACTCACCAGTTTGTTGATCAATATATGGTGTTTTCTTCATCTTCTGCTTCAAACGCTCCATGTATCCATCAACCTCATTTGGAGGCAAATTACCAATATCAACATAGAATATACGTTTTTCTGGGGCACGAGTAATACGATGGAGCAACATTGCATCCTTCATCAAAACGTACTGCTTATATGTTTTACGAGCGGGTTCGATAAATGATCTACCATATGGAAGATAGTTAGCGTCTGTTAATAGACGGAAATGGGCAATCTCGTAATTTTCAAATTTGATTTTACCATCCCTATCTTTAACACGGCTATTAATTCCACCAGCCGCGATCACCATTGGATCAATCTTGAAACAAACATAAGATGGATTTTGAGGATCCATACCTTCTTCACGAATCATGTCATAAACTGATAGTGGTGTAACACTATATACACCAAATTTTTCAGCTATTTCAAGGTGAAGATAAAAATCACCATATTTGCACATGTTTCTAATCCACAACCATAAATTAAATTCTACGTTTAATACATCATAGAATAAGTTGTAGAGGATGCGTTGTACATTTTCGTCTGAGGAGCGGATTTGTAATACTTCGTGTGCTTCATTTTTAAGAGTAGCTTCATCAGCTACAATGTCAAGAGCAGAAGCTATAATAGATTCTGTATCCATTGCTTCATAGTCAGTATATAACTGAATACGAAGCGTTTGGTAGTTCATTGTAGGGTTATATGGCATATTAGCGCCATAGCGATGTAGCTTGGTGAATCTATCTATAAGAGCATTGGTTTTTACATTACCATATGCTTGAATACGATCTACGTCTATTGTTTTTAGTTGATTACCACCTACATTTCTAATGACTACGTCAGTTGAGAATAAGCGTCTTAATCTACTAAATAAGCCTGTATTTTGTTCAGCCATTTTTATTTCTATTGTGTCAATAAATATTTATCATTTAGAATATCCACGTAATATCTTCAGGGCCGTGTGGAGTATCTATCATATATGGGTTTGGTTGTCCACTAGGTAGTGAAGGTCTATAACCTTGTGTAGTACTAGATATACCATCAATAGCTCTTCTAGTAATATCCATACCTTGTTGGTGGAATTTTACACCAGTATCTCTAGTAAATAACCCCATTCCTAATGCCATTACTAAGTCATCATTGTAACCGTTTTGTGCTTGTGCTTTACCGTGTTGCCATATAAACACACGTAGCTCTTCTAGCAAACGCTTAGAATGAAAGACGAAATGTCGATCTCGAATATACGCCTCCATTTTGGAGACAACAAGTGGTCTTGTTTTAGCTGATGTGGTAAAGCCAGGAACAGTTTGATCTGATCCTACTTTAGCCTTCCATTTATCAATATTTAATTCACCATAAGCGCGAGGAGAATAATATAAATTTTGATAACCTTTTTCAATAATGGTATTTACTACGTCCCAGCCTATGTTTGCGTTTTCTACTACCAGTAAAGCGTTGTTATACTCCGCTGCTACTGATACTAGCATATTACCATATTCTCTGGTGCCTATTTGTGATTTATATTCAGCAACTTGTTCACATGCTTCAATATCAATGACATGAAACGCTGAGTAGTCTGAGCCATCTCCGCGAGCAACGTCAGCGCTAATGATATAATTGCGGCCATAATCAGCATACTGCCAAATCCAAAAATCACCACCCATGAAACGGCGCTCAACAGGATCTTGTATAAAGGTTTGTTCATAAAAGGATAAGTTATCTGGTTCAATAACTGAATTACCTGATCCTAAAAAGTCGCAATCATATTCTTGAGCAAATTCACGTGGTGACATATTTGCACGCTCTGTCACTTCCCACTGCTCATCTCTATCAGGATGTAAATTCCATTTTAGCTCTATTGGGTAGAAATCATTTTTACCAATTTGAGCTTCAGTATATGTTTTATGAAACCAGTTACCAATACCATTTGGAGAGGATAATGCAATAATACCACCACCCGTAGCAATTGTTGGTTTAATACTCGTGTATATTTTATCAATACCTTCAATGAACGCAGCCTCATCTATCAACAATAAAGATACGGCGTAAGATCTACCTGCATCTGATGCAGCTGATGTAGCTACAATTTGTGAGTTATTTGATAATTTGAGTGATAGTTTATTGTCTGATATTGGTTTATTACCTTTAAGCCATGTTGGAAGATTATTGTACATAAACTGTACTTTTTCAACCATACCTTTAGCAGTTTCTTGCTTTGTTGCTATACAAAGTACTGTTTTGTCTTTATTAAATAGCATCGTCCATAAAGCAAACCCAGCTGATAAAGTAGATATACCTAACTGGCGTGATTTATTAATAATGGAGAAACGATGTTCTCTAAAATCGTTTAGTACTTTTTCCTGGAATGGGTAAAGATGGAATAGTATTCTACCTTTGGTAGGGTGGGTAATATAGCAGTATTTGCGAAAGAAATGGGTTGGTGAAGTTGCACATTTAATATATTCCTGCTTAATTATTTCTTTAATGTCTGCTTGTTGATTACTCATTTTATTTTTGTTTTACCTTTATTAGGACTTACCCTTCCTTTTATATCTGGTCTAGGTTTACCTTTCTTTTTAGCACTTATTAAAGCTCCAAAACCTTCTGGTTTAGGTTTTTTCATTTTTTGGATAACATCTTCGGTGTAATGTTCTGAGTGATTTTGAAGTGCTTTTTTAATTTTATTGCTTCTTTCTATACTATTATAACATTTATGTCCTATTTTACCTTTACGTATTTTTTGCTTAGTTTCATCAGTATGTGAAATAGGACCACTTCCACCTTTTTTACGTTTATTTATTACGTCAAAACCCCATTGCCTAAATTGCTCAACCCAATATGTTTCTAATGGCTCCCAGTCACTATGATTTAATGATTGTATTTCATCTATTACAGTATATTTAATTTGTAAACCATATTTAGATTGATGTCCATAGTATCTATCATCGTTTTTAGTTTTACCTATGTAAACTTTGTTAGTACCAGGTTCTATGTTTTCTACCAAATATATTTTAGTGGATACCATATATATAAATATACAAGAAAAAACCCAACCTGCGGTTGGGTGTGCACCTATGGTCTAGATAGGCAGTCCTATGGTAGCAGGACGATTATTTTATATACTTTTCTCAGGAAATTCTTTTTCTATAACTTGTTTATACATTCCTATAGTAATATCTTCTGGTTGTAGGTTAGGATTACCTGTTAAGTGTCTAAACATATTCATTTCATCTTCATCACCAGGAGAGGTATAATGTATTACTTCACCTGCTACTTCTTCATAATCTTCGTATCCCATATCTTTAACAAGATTATCCATAGCATTTTCATCCCAGTCAAATCCATCCTCACTTGGGTGGAATAATATTCCTAATGCTTTATCATCGTCACTAACTTCGTTTAATTGTGATTCTTTAATTAATCCTGCTAATTGCTGCATTCTTTTGATTTCGTTAATTTGCTTCATTCTATTATTTTATTAATAAATATCCTAGAAAGCCAATAATAGCGCTCATTGATATTTTAGTGTATAATACTTTTACTTTTAGTTTTCTATTTTCTTTGCGTAAATCTTTTACCCATGCTCCTTGTACTTCAAACTTCTGTTTTTCATTAGCAAGCATTGTATCGTATGTAGCGCATTTATCTTTGAATGATGATATGATACTATCTTTCAATACAACTTTATCTTCAGTTAATACAAGTTGTTCTTTAGTTAACTCAAGTACTGCTTTGGTGCTGTCGCATATTGTTAAGTCTTTAGCGATTTGACGTGCAATAGGAGTTGGTATTTTGATAGTGTCTTGTGCTTTACCTACTGTAGCTAATACTAGAAATATGATTGTTAGTAACTGTTTCATTAGTAGTTATATCTTGTTTTAAAAAACGAATCAACTTGAGTTGCATCGTAATGATCAACTTGCTGTATCACTTCATGGTGGTATTCTTTTACTACTGTAGTCTTTTCTTTGATATGGTTTATTTCATAGTCAACCTTTTGCACTTCAGC